AACAGTGTTCCTAAGAACTCAATTAGACAAATTAGCACAACCGTTTATCTTTGAACCAAATGATGAACTTACAAGAAATGAAATCAAACAAGCAGTTGAATCATTCTTGTTAGAAGTACAAGGACAAAGAGGACTATTTGACTTTGCTGTAGTGTGTGATGAAACAAACAACACACCAAGTAGAATTGATAGAAACGAATTGTATGTTGATATTGCTATTGAGCCGGTGAAAGCAGTTGAGTTTATATTCATTCCAATTAGACTCAAAAACACAGGTGAAATAGACAAATTAGGACTATAAAGGTTAGGAAAGGTATAAACTAAAAATTATAGTAAAACAACTATAAATATAAAAAAGGAGAAGATATGTCAGTAGCAACTTTAAGTAAATTTACAGTACCTTTGGCAAGTGATCAATCAGCGTCAAACCAGGGGCTATTGATGCCAAAACTCCAATACAGATTTAGACTGATATTGGAAAATTTTGGAGTATCAACTCCTAGAACAGAAATTACAAAACAAGTAATGGATGTAACAAGACCAAACCTAACTTTCGATGAAACAATTCTAGAAGTTTACAACTCAAGAGTATATCTTGCAGGTAAACACACTTGGGAACCAATCACAGTTACTTTAAGAGACGATGTAAACAACTCAGTTTCTAAGTTATGTGGTGAACAAATACAGAAACAATTTGATTTCTTCGAACAAAGTTCAGCATCAAGTGGTACTGATTACAAATTCACAGGCAGAATTGAAATGCTTGATGGTGGTAACGGTGCTAACGCAGTTAACATATTAGAAACATGGGAACTATATGGTGCTTATGTACAAAATATTAACTACAACACATTGGCTTATGCAACTTCAGATCCTGCTACAATTACATTATCAATAAGATACGACAATGCAATACAGGCACCAAAAGGAACTGGTATAGGCACAGCGGTTGCAAGAACATTAGGTACATTAGTAACTGGGGGCGGGTCTACTCAAGCAGTTTAATTGAGGAGGCTGAATGGCCCACTTCGTTAATAACTTCCTACAAGCACTTAATCCTAATCAAATGCTCAAGGATTTTGCTCACGCATCACGACTCTACATCGATGGACGTCACAGATTGGAGCCAAAAAGACCTTGGCTGTACTATGTTGTTATTAACAAGATGGCAGGTGCCGCTGGATTTGGATCATCATCAAATCAATTAGAACTTGGACAACTGGTTAAAGAAGCACAACTTCCTAGTTACAATTTTAATGTAGAAACTCAGAACCAATATAATCGAAAAACACAAAAACAAACACAAATTACATATGATCCTGTGCAAATACAGTTTCATGATGACAACTCAGATGTTGTGGTAGGCTTTTTCAACGATTATTACAAATATTATTACAGAGATTCAAAGTATGAACAGCAACAATTCAATCCATTATCCAGATACAGAGAAGAATTCACTGCACGTTGGGGGTTTGATAATGATCAGACCATGCCATTTTTACGTGATATACAACTGTTTACAATCAACAAACGTAGATTTACATCATACACACTCATACTGCCCACAATCACACAGTTTGCACATGACACAGTAGGACAAAAACAGGATGGAACATTAGGCCATACCATGACTGTGGCATACGAAGCAGTGATCATAAAACAAGGCACAGTGGGTGGCGCAGGACCTACAGGCTTTACTACATTACACTATGACAATTCTCCGTCACCATTAACCATTGCAGGAGGTGGCACATCTTCTTTATTTGGAACAGGTGGATTAGTTGAAGGTGGAATATCAGCAATCACAAATTTAGCATCAGGAAATCCTGCAGGCATACTAGAAGCAATTAACGTTTACAGAAATTATAGGACAGGTGGATACAATGCAGGATCTGGAGAAGAGATACAAGGTATAATCAAACGTGGAATAACAGGAATAAGAACTACAAACATAGGAGGTTCAAGTTCACCTGGTGTAGTTTTTCCTAGAAAACAAAGGCAAACAAAGGTAGATGCGGTATTCAAAGAAGAATTAACAACATCCTATAGGGTCGATAATGAATTGCCAAATGATAATACTGCATCATTATCAACAGTTGATGCAATTGAGTCTAATACATATGCAGTTACTGAAGACGATACAAGACTGTTGACCCCAGAAGAAACTTACACATATTTTAAAAACAACCATGTTGCTTTGGATGGTTTGGCAAGAGACTTTGTTTATCGAAGTGAAAACCAAGATTCAGATGATGTGAATGGGATTAAACAAGACTATGATGTATTATCCGATTCAATCAAAGCAGGCTATCGTGCAAAAGCACTAGGCAAAGCAAAAGATCTTGCACAATCAGGGCAAGTTGCACTGCTTTTACCTGTCAATCAAATAGCAGAAATTAATTCTGTGGCTAATAATGATCTCAGCAGTTACGTGATTACAACAGATGGTGATACCGTCACCGAAACTTACACCAATGATGACGGTGTTGTAACTACATATAATAACCCAGCAGTGTAAAATGGCATATAAAAACCTAAACAAAAATTACAATCCAACAGCAGATCAAAGCATTAGCACAAATTTACCTATTGAACCTGTACAAAATGTAGATCTAAGCAAAAAAACACTTCGTATATTTGGAGATTATTTTGATAACCAAGTACAAATTAACAGTGAAGAGTATGATGCAGTAATTGGTTTCTTCAAATCAAAAGATTATGCTGATGAATCTGCAGAAACACTATCATATGTAATATGTAGACAGGCAAGAATTGATAATGTAAGTGCAATGACTGTCCTTGATCAATTATCTAACACTGATCCACAAGAATTGTCTGACATTGTTGCTGAAATATTGAATTTGTACAGATTCAAAAGCAGTTTAATAGGCAAAAAACAAGATAATCCAACTCAAGACGTAGTAACACGCAACATATTAGGATAAAAAATGAGACCAAAGTGGGCCTCAGGATTATACAGTCTAAAAAATCCAGAAAAATACATGGGACTAAAAACTCCTAGATACAGATCATCTTGGGAGCAAGTGTTTATGAGATTTTGTGATGAAAATCCAAGTGTGTCAAAATGGGCAAGTGAATCAATCAAAATTCCTTATCAAAATCCGCTCACAGGCAAACACACAGTATATGTTCCTGACTTTTTTATTCAATATGTTGACAAAAACGGCAAAAACATGTCTGAACTTATTGAAATCAAACCAAAAAAACAAACAAGAATTAATGCATCAAAACAAGGCATATCAACAAAGGCGGCAGTGGTTATGAACAATGCAAAATGGCAGGCCGCAGGTGCTTGGTGTAGGCAAAAAGGTATAAAATTTAGGGTGCTTACTGAAGACGACATATTTCATAACCCAAAAAGACGTTCATAACTACAGTATGACGAAAAAATTAGAAGAATTGCTAAATCTACCTGAAGTAAAAGAAGCAATCGATAAAGCAGAAATGGATGAGGTCGCAGAAGACGAAGATCTTAAAGATGTTGTTGCTTTAGATCATGTAGATGATAATAGTTCTTTGAAAAATCAAGATCCAAAAGATTTAGAGAGTATAAATCGCAAACTTGACAAGATAGAAGAAGCACTTCCGCAAGTAAAAGGACTGGACACAGTGGGTGAAGAGATGGATGACATTGCAACAAAGGCCATGGACACATACAAAGACCTTATGGATTTAGGAATGAACGTGGAATCACGGTACAGTGGGCGAATTTTTGAGGTTGCGGCTTCAATGATGCGTAATGCTGTAGATGCCAAAGCGGCAAAAATGGAGAAAAAACTGAAAATGGTTGAATTACAACTTAAAAAACGTAAACTTGACCAAGAATCTGGTGGTGAAGAACCAATAGAAGCAGAAGGAAGCATAATTTTTGACCGTAACGAACTCTTAAAAAGAATTGCAAATAGCGATAAATAAAATATAAGGAAAATACAATGAAATCATTCAAAGAATTTTTAATAGAATCCAAAAAAACATATGACTTCAAAGTAAAAGTATGTGGTGATATGGAAGCAGGTGCTGACAAAATGATGCAGACAGCACTAGAAAAGTACAAAGTTGAAAATTTTAAAAAACTATCCAAAAGTGTAGTCCAAGAACATCCATTAGATTTTCCAGAAAAGAAAAATGAAGCAGTTACAGTGTTTGAAGTATCATTAGCATATCCTACAAATACCGAAGGTCTAAGAGATTACCTTTCAAATTACTTAGGAATAAATCATACTAATCTTAAAGTTAAAAATCCAGGTGATCCAACAGAAGAATATCAAGAACCAAAGACAGGTGAATATGAAACAAGGCTAACTGATGCTGAATACAAAGACGCACCAAAAATTAAAGGCGAAGAACATTACGGTGACGCTTATAACATGTCAATGTTAAAAGCATTAATGGACGATGACGCAGGTCCAAAAGAAGATAGATTAGCAAAGCCAGTAGGTGGTGAATCAAAAGAAGATATGAAAGGTATGCAGGCTGATCCAGAAGGTGGAAAGTCAGTGTTAGGAAACAAATAATGACAAACAAACGTGATGCAGAAATACAAAGATTAATTGATATCGTAAACACATCTGCTGTTAACAGAATTTCAAAACCATTCAAAGTAGAGGATGTTTACAAACCAAAACAAAAAGAAGAATTACAAGAAGCAATCAGAATCCAAGCAGATACGCCTCAAGAAGCAATGGCAATGATGCAGATTTTGAAAAATGCGGGTATTGAGCAAAAGATGCCTGACATGGACCGCCCAGACATGCCTATGAAAGACATGGAAAATGAAGATGAAGATGAAATCCAGCAGGGTGCAGATTATAGAAATTCACCAGATGAAAACTATGATGATGACGATCCACTAGACACATATTCTACAAAACCAAACAAACAAAAAATATTCAGAAGAACTGGCAGTGCAGGTGACAATCCACTTACAATGGCAGAAGAACTAATGGCTGAGTGGCAAGAATCTAAAAATACTACTGAAGAAGAAATTAAGTAACCTTTTTTCTACAAATAATTACTGCTGATGACACAATCAGTCGCTATGATAGGACTTGGCAAACTAGGCTTGCCTGTTGCAGAAGCCATGGCCAAAAATACTACTGAAGAAGAAATTAAGTAACCTTTTTTCTACAAATAATTACTGCTGATGACACAATCAGTCGCTATGATAGGACTTGGCAAACTAGGCTTGCCTGTTGCAGAAGCCATGGCCAAACATTACACAGTGTATGGATATGATATAAACAAGGACATCACATCCGATACCGTTAACATATGCGATAAAATGTATCACGCTGTGCATGATGTAGACATTGTGTTTATTGCAATGCCTACACCACATGATCCCGAATATGGGGGTGAAAAACCTATTGCATCCAAAATTAAAAAAGACTTCAGTTATGAGGCGTTGGATATCTGCCTTGGAGAAATTGAAAACTATGTAGAACCAGGTACGATTGTGGTCACCATATCAACAGTGTTGCCAGGCACTTATAGAAAGTTAGCAAGAAAACACAAAAAGATTGAAAATTTAGTGTACAATCCTTATTTGATTGCAATGGGCACAGTAACCAATGATTTTTTAAATCCTGATCTTGCAATTTTTGGATACCCATTTTGGAAACATGGACAAGGCATGAAAACAAGTCATGCAACTGCAAACAAATTAATAAAATTTTATGAAAAAATTTGGAATAGAAAACCGTTTCAAGCACATGGCACCTATGAAGAAGCAGAATGTATCAAAATATTTCATAACACATACATTTCTGCAAAAGTAGGTATAGCAAATATGATTGGTGATGTGGCACATAAAATTGAAAATGTAAATGCCGATGCTGTAACAGATGCACTTAAACACGCAGACAGAATTGTCAGTACTCGATACATGACTGCTGGTAATGGCGACGGAGGGCCTTGTCATCCAAGAGACAACATTGCCTTAAGTTGGTTTGCTGAACAAATAGAACTTGGATATGACATATTTGGAGACATAATGCGTATCAGAGAACAACAGGCAGAAAACGTGGCCAAAGAACTGTGTTCACACAACCGTGATATTGTTATACTTGGCAAAGCATTTAAGCCTGAAACGGATCTCACAGACGGATCACCCAGTATGCTGATAGGACACTATTGTGAAAGGATGGGATTCAGTGTGACTTATGAAGTAACGCCATCTGAAAAACAAAGATACACATATTTGTTAGCACATGACAAAGACTATTCAACATATCCATTTAACAAAAACAGTATAATTGTTGATCTATATAGAAAATATAAGGATAAAAATAATACTGTTATACATTATGGCAATACTAACCGTTAAATAATACATTATGGCAGTACAACTACAAGGAAATCTGGTCAAAAAGGCCCATAAAAAGATCAAATACACGGACAAAATGTTGGCTGATCTTGCCAAATGTAGTGACCCCGAAACAGGTCCTATGTATTTTATGGAAAACTTTCTTCAAATACAACACCCAACTAAAGGTGCTATGAAGTTTGAACCATTTAGTTTTCAAAAGAATCTTGTTAAAAATTACCACGAAAATAGATTTAGTATCAATATGTTGCCAAGACAAACTGGCAAAACAACCTGTGCAAGTGCATACCTACTGTGGTATGCAATGTTTGTGCCTGATTCACAAATACTAATTGCGGCACACAAATACACAGGTGCCCAAGACATCATGAACAGATTTAGATATGCATACGAGTCAGTGCCAGACTTTATAAGACCAGGAATTTATTCATACAATAGAAACACAATAGAGTTCGACAATGGATCAAGAGTAAAAGCAACCACAACAACTGAAAACACAGGACGTGGTATGTCCTTGTCCGTAATATAC